TGGTCTGCCCGCAATTTTTGAGCGTGGACCTGTTGACCATGCGCAAGCTGGAAGAGGCTTTGACGATGATGGCGAACCATATCGGCAAAAGCCTTGGGATCGGCGGGACGCGACCCACGGCGGGCGGTGTGAACGTGGATGTGGAATGGGTGGGCAGCGATAACAACCACGCCACGATCAGAGTTTTTCCAAGAAACAATAAATACATTGTGACCTTACTGCGCGATGAGTTGGGGAACGTGACTATCTTCTTCCCGCGCATTGTGTTCCGCGACCTGCCCAGCCTGAACCAGGCAAGGCACGTTTGCGGGCAGGTGGTAAAGGTCGCCACATCGATGCGGGGAGAATATGCCATCTGAGCAATTATTTTTAGAGTTCAAGATCGTAGGCATTTTACTGCTGGCTGCAAGCGCCATTGCGCTGGCGTTTTACAAATTGTGGCGCGAGCTGCTGACCTTCATCAAAGACCAGGACGCGACGCGCGTGAACTGGATGAACGAGCAGGACCAGAAGCGCGAGAAGGAACGCGACCTGCAACGAACCTGGCAAGCGGAGCAGGACGAGATCCGCGATAAACGCTGGCAGATCTTTTTGAAAACAATGCAAGAGACCTGGATGGCGCAGGATGGGCAGCATACCAAGAGCATTGACCAGTTGGTGCGTAATGTGGCTGATCTGATCAAGATCGTGGAACAGCACGACCAGGCGACCCGGAACGCGATCACGGTGATGCAGGAGCGCACCAAATGATGAACCACGCAATGACATGGATCCAAAAACAGGACCGGCACGATCTGACCTTCGCGGGAGGATTGACGATGCTGTTCGTTGGGTTGTCGATGTCTGTTTCTGTGGCAACGGCGCTGACGATCGTTGGCGCTGTGCTGGCTGTGGAGGCTGTGCTGACCTCGTATGTGGCGGCATGGATCTCGATGAGGAAGGCGTAAGATGCCCATTCCGCAATCTATGTACCAGGCTCAAATGGCTGAACCCACTGCGCGCGGGTCCAGACCTGTTGTGCGCGAGAAGAGCGTGAGCGGCGAAACGATCACGCCGGAAGTCTCTTTGAGCGTGTCTGCCGTGCTGGCTGCGTTCACGATCCTGACCGAGGACCTATCGTCTTTGCCGTTGATCCTGTACGAACGCAGAGGGCGCAACAAGGTGCGGGCGTATGAAAGCGTTTATTACCGCCTGATGCACGACCAGCCGAACCCCGAGCACACGAGCATGATCTTCCGCGAGCTGGCGATCGGGCATTTGATGGGGTGGGGCAATTTCTACGGACAGTTGATCTTTGACCGGCGCGGCGATGTGGCGGAGATCTGGCCGCTGCGCCCGGACCGCATGACGGTGGAGCGCAAGGACGGTCAGCGGATCTATACCTACGCACAAATGAACGGAAAAAAGCGGGTGTTCTTTTCGGACGAGCTGCTGCACATTCCGGCGTTTGGTTTCGATGGATTGGTTGGGTATTCGCGGATCTCGCTGGCACGGAACGCGATCGGGTTGTCGATCAGCGCGGAGAAGTTCGGCGGGAAGTTTTACGAGAACGGCGCGAACGTGGGTCTGGTTTACAAGCACCCCGGTTCGCTGGGTGATGACGCATACAAGCACTTGAACGATTCGCTCAAGGATCGGACCGGTGTGGACCAATCGCACAAGCCGATCATCCTCGAAGAGGGGATGAGCATTGACCGGTTGGGAATTCCGCCGGATGACGCGCAATTTTTAGAGACGCGCAAATTCCAGGTGAGCGAGATCGCGCGGATCTTCCGCGTGCCTCCGCACATGATCGGCGATGTGGAACGTTCGACCAGCTGGGGCGCGGGCATTGACAGCCAGGAGCAGGGATACGTGAACCATACCCTGCGACCGTGGGCAACCCGTTTGGAACAGTCTTTGCGGAGCGGTCTTTTACTGCCCGAGATGCAGGAGACCTATTACTTTGAGCATTTGATGGACGCATTGCTGCGCGGCGATATCGCCACACGGTATGAGTCTTATGTGAAAGCGATCAACAACGGGATCATGACTCCCAACGAGGCAAGAAGCCGCGAGAACATGAACCCATACAAGGACGGCGATGTATTCCTGCGACCGTTGAACGTTTCGCCGATGAACGATGCGATGCCTGCCAGCAACGCGGCACGAAATACCCTGCTGGCGTTGGAGCCTTTGTGGCGCGATGCCGCGCAGCGGGTTTGCACGCGGGAAAAGAACGATGTGCTGGGCGCTGCAAAGCGGTTCGGGAAGAAGCAGGATCTGGAAGGGCTGCGGATGTGGCTCGATCGATTTTATCGTGAAGACCACGCGCTCTTTGTGAAAAAGCAGTTTGCCGCAGTGCTGAAGGCGATCGATACGTTGAGCGGGTCTTCTGCGCGCGATGCGTTCGAGGTGCAGGCTTTCGGTTTCTTGAGCGCGAGATGGCAAGCGCTGCACACGTTGAGTTTTGCCGAGCTGGAAGAGGTGATGGAAAACCCCGACGACAGCTTTGAGTTGTTGATGGCATTTTTCGCTGAGATCGAAGATCAGCAAGTTTTAGACCAAGGAGCGATCGATGAATAAAGACCTAACTGTGACAAAGATCCTGTATTCGGTGCCGGTGGTGGAAAGTTTTTCACTGCCGAGCCGCGCAGAGTTACTGCCTAAGATCGAGAGCGGGGAACTGGAGCACCTGGATATTCGGGCGCGTGTGTTCGGGACCGGACGGGTGCGCAACCCGGTGATGTTCCGCGAGACCGACATGCCTGCTTTCGCGGCGTCGTTCGAGGGCAAGCCCTTCCTGCGCGATCACGAACAGCATGAGATCGATGCGCGCGACGGGATGATCCTGGCTTCCATGCTGGATGGCGGACAGATCGTGCAGGACATCCGCATTACGACCCGGCGCGGGATGATCGATTACGTGGAAGGCAAGATCGACCGGTTCTCGATCGGATGGGATGCAGACCAAATGATCTGCTCGATCTGCAATCAGGATTATCTCGGCGGGCAGTGTATGCACATCGCCGGGCGCAGCTATGACACGTTGGACGGACCGCAGACCTGTATGCTGGTCTTCATCAACCCGGTGGGCGTGGAGACGAGCGCGGTGAACGTGCCCGCAGTGGACGGCACTTACATTGAGTCGCAGCTGCAAAAACTTAATTTGTTGAATAACGTCAGCGGGCAGGCGCCTGCAGCGGATAAAAATGCTCTTCCCGAAACGACTGCGCGGGCGCGCAATGCTCATCGTGAAGTTGCCAATCGTTTGTCCATTTCAATCCCCGGAGGTACTACTGTGAATATTCGAGAAAAAATTCAGAAGCGCGAAGAGCTTGTGCTGCGCGCCAAAGCCATTGCCGACCTGAGCGATGAAGAAAAACGCGCCATGACCGCTGAAGAAACCGCCGAGTTCGACACCTGCCTTTCGCAGGCTGATACCCTGGCGCAAGAGATCCAAGCCGAGAGCAATTCGCGCGAACGCCTGCGCTCTGCGCTGGAGTTGAAGTTGAATTCGCCCGCGACGCAAGAGGCTCAGAAGCCTGAAGCGCAGGCTGCGAACCCGAAGCTGATGAAGCGCGCCGATTTTGACGCTCTCAGCCTGCAAGACCGTTCCGCTTTTATCCGCAATGGCGGAAAGCTGGAAGACTAACCCGACCCATTTATAACCTTTTGATAGGAGAAAAATATCATGAGCAACACCCTCACCAATTTGATCCCTGATGTGTATGCCGCGCTGAATGTTGTTTCACGCGAGTTGACCGGTTTCATCCCCTCCGTGATGCGCGACCCTAGCGCAGACCGCGTTGCTGTTGGAGCAACTTTGCGTGTTCCGCAAGCTCCGGCTAACGCTGGACGCGATATCACTCCGGCCATGTCGCTGCCTTCTGCAAGTGATCAAAGTTTTGGCAGCAAGACCTTCACGATCAGCAAGAGCCGCGCGTTCCCGTTCTCGTGGAGCGGCTCGGAGCAGGTGGCAATGAACACCGGTCCGGGGTATTTGACCTTGAAGCAGAACCAGATCGCTGAAGCGATCCGCGCTGCTGTGAACGAGATCGAGAACGATATCTTCACTGCCGCGTATAAGGCTTCATCCCGCGCTTATGGTACCGCTGGTACCACACCGTTTGCCAGTGACCTCAGCGACTCGGCGAATGTCCGCAAGATCCTTGATGACAACGGCGCGCCGTCTTTGGATCGCTCGCTTGTGATCGATACCACTGCAGGCGCGAAGATCCGCACTTTAAGCCAGTTGACCAAGGCGAACGAAGCCGGTGGAACCGACCTTTTGCGCCAGGGCACTTTGCTTGATATTCACGGGTTTATGCTGCGCGAAAGCTCCAAGGTTGCCCAGGTGACCAAGGGCACCGGCGCGAGCTACCTTGTGAACAACGCTTCGGGCTACGCCATTGGCGCGACCACCATTGCTGCAGATACCGGCTCCGGCACCATCCTTGCTGGCGATGTGGTGACCTTCAACGGCGACAGCAACAAATACATTGTTGTGACCGCTTTGAGCGGCGGCAATTTTGAGATTGCCGCGCCCGGCTTGCTGAAGGCTTTGGCTGACAATGCCGCGATCACTGTCGGGAACAGCTACACCCCGAACGTTGGTTTCAGCCGCTCGGCGATCGTACTCGGCACCCGCCTGCCTGATCTTCCGGCTGAAGGCGACCTTGCCAGCGAACGCACCGAAGTGATGGACGAACGCACCGGTCTCGTGTTTGAAGTTGCCGCTTACCCCGGCTACCGCATGGTGACCTACGAACTCGGCATTAGCTGGGGCGTGAGTGTGATCAAGCCTGCGCACGTGGCGACACTGCTCGGCTAAGAAGTGCAATCGCGGGCGAATTTACGTCCGCTTGCTAAACGACTGGCAGGCAGCCCTTCCCTGCCTGCCAGTCCACCAGGATGATATGACAAACCTCGCGTTTTTGATCATTGGCACGATGACCCTGCAAATGGTGACCAGCCCGACCATTACGCTGGACCCGATGAGCGCGAACTTAATCACCTGGCGCGGTCGGACGCTGGTGGCGGCGCACAACTATCTGGCAGGATCTTATTTTTACGATCTTGCGGAAGGCGATATTGTGCAGGCTGTTTTTGAGGATGGGTCGAAACAATATTTTGCGGTGTGGAATCGCCACATTGTGACCAACGTTGACGACCCTGCACACTGGTCTAAAAAATACCTGGAGTACACCGGCTGGGACAAAATCACACTGATCACGTGCCATCCTGAAATTGGTGTGACCGACCGGTACATGATCGAACTTGTGCCTGTTGATTTGGATGCGCGAACCGTTGCGCAGATGAGAAAAGAAAGAATGCGGCCATGATGCAAACCATTGGACAGGTTTTTCGCAAGATGGCATATCTGCTAAAGACAGGTCAGACGACGAGCTATGGCTCTGGCTCTGGCGTTGACGATGGCGGCTATGAGATCGGCATTGCAAAACGCTACACGGTGTTGACCACTGGTCAATATTCCGGCACGACCAATATCACGGTCAACGGCAAGACGGACGCGCACAGTAATGCGTGCGTCGAAGATATAGAAACCCGATTGATGTGGTCACGCACGGTCTCTGCCAGTGTTGGTCCGACATCGACCGGGGCGTTACCTTGGACGACCACAGGAAGCGGCGGGACGGCAGAAGGAATTTTTCCGTATGTGGCGGCGGCAAACTCGGCGGCATTGGCGGGACACTCTGACTGGCGCATTCCAAACGATTTAGAGTTGCAGTCATTAAGAGAAATGGAGGCGCCAAACGCCAACCCGGACAGCACGGCATTTCCAACAGGTTGGACAGGGACGGTTTGGTCTAGCACGACACAGCCAAACAATACAGCCAATGCAATGGCCACACTTTTTAGTTCTGGCACAAATGGTAGTCCAGTTAAAACAACCGCGAACTTTTGTGCTCTTTGCAGGTCATTATGACAACTGTCTATAAATTCAAAGCATATTTCACAAAAGAGGGGGCGGGGACTGCGCCGTCGTCTGCGCCGACCGTGACGATCGTGGACACCGATAACACGGTGCTGGTCAATGCGCAGGCTGCGACCGCGCTCTCCAATTTGACTGGCGCATATATCTACGAGTACAGCGGCGCGGACGGACTGGATCTGATTGGCAAGTTCTCGACGACCGACGCGACGATGGACGCGCAGGATCTTGGCGTTGTTGCAGAGTACACGCCGGTGGATGTGTGGAGCTACGTCACGCGCACGATCACCAGCGGCACGATCACGGTCGCAAACATCTGGGATGCGCTGCTGACGGGCATTACCACGACCGGCTCGGTGGGCAAGCTGATCAAAGATTATTTGGACGCGGCTGTGTCTTCACGCCTATCGACAGCAGGCTACACTGCACCTGATAATGCAAGCATTACGGCGATTAAAGCCAAAACGGATAATTTGCCGAGTGACCCGGCGGATCAATCGTTGATCGACGCTGCGATCGATGCGCTGCCGACCGCGGCGGAGATCGACACGCAATTGAGCGGGACGCATGGCGCAGGCAGTTGGCTTTCGGGCAGCGGCGGCGGTGGCGGAGCAACAGCCCAAGAAGTCTGGGAATATGCAACCCGCGAATTAACCGCTTTAGGGTTCGCTCCCTCTCTGACCGTAGCCGTATCAGAAACAGACGCGGTAACGGTGTCGAGCGGCTCAATGTCGTTTACCTCATACGTCACCTTTACACAGTCCGTAACTTCCACCCTCTCCGATGACCTTTCGGCGGCTACAAAACTCTGGTTATCTGTCAAAGATGACGTAAACGACCCGGACAGTAAGTCACTTGTTTTTATCGAAGAAACGGCAGGTCTGACCTATTGCGCTAAATCCGCCTATGGTACAGCTGGCGACGGCTCTTTGGTGGTATCCGGCTCAACTGGCGCGTGGTCGGTTGCTGTGACACTTAAAGCCGCCGCATCTGGTCTTTTACACGGGTATCATGGATCGGGCAAGGTGGCGCAACTGAAAGCCATTATTGGCGGGAATGTTGTTGTCGTTTGGTCGGGTAATGCGGTAATCAGCCGGGGCGTTGTTCAGGCGATTGCATGAGCCGCTACACTCATTGTTTATGCGGTGCGCGGATAAAAAAGCCGCGCCGAAAGTGCGAGAAATGCAGGAAAGGAAAGAAATGACAAAACCGAACTGGAAGCCGCGCCGCGTGCGCTTGGGACAAATTCAAGCATGGGAAGGAAACCCGCGCATGAGTACCAAAGCGCAGGCGCAGCGTATCATACAGTCAGAACGCAAATTCGGACAACCTGTCCCGTTCCTACTCGCCCCCGAACAGGACGGGCGATTCTTGTTATATGACGGTCATCAAAGGTTGGCGGCGTGGTTTACCGTGTACGGCGCGGATTACGAAATGGACGCGATGGTATCAGACCGCGCATTGACCGAAGCCGAGCATAAGGAACTTGTCATCACATTGCATACTGGCGCAACTGGTTCATGGAATTGGGACGCG